GCGGCTCGCTTGCCGCCAAATGGTTCCTTCTTCTCTGCCATCACTTCCCTCTGTTCTCTGGTTTGTTGGACCGGCTCCTGGTCGGTTTGGCTTCACCGGTCTTGGACATGGGCTTGCGCCCGGACTCCCTGGTTTCAGCCGCCTTCTCCCCCATAGCATGTCGCCTGCCCTGGCCTTGAGCCTGGGCGTTGGAGATGGCGGCAGCCTTGCTCTTGGAAAATCCCTTCTCCTTCAGGGCTTCGTAGCTGTCGGGTTTTTTGATGGATGGGCCGGGGTCTTTCCCTCCTGGCATGGTTCTCCTCCTATATGCTTGGTTCAGCGCGGTAGTTAGCCCGTATGTTCCTAGGTCAACATGCACCGACTAAGTCCTTCTCTCCGGGGAAGGCATCGGTAGCGGCGAGTCTCGGAATCCGCGACAGGACCGACATGACGTGGGGCGGTCACCTCACGTTGCCCCAACTGAAGTCGGTGTCGCTGAGACTGGGATCTACACCCATACGACTGGACGCGTCCGGATTGTCAGTGCGGGCGAACTGGGTGGGGCCGGAGGACTTCAGGCCCACGGCGTTGAGCAGGGTGCCTGACTGGGTGAAGTGTTCGCCGTTGTAGCCGCAATCCGTACAAAGGGGAGCAGCCTCGTACTGGCCCACTCGACGTCTGAAGTAGTTGCTCCCGCCACAGCCAGGGCAGTGGCTGTCCTTACCTATGCTGCTGGGCGCCTTCGCCACGAATCCCTGCCGGTGGACTAGATGCCAGTTATCGTCGGGATCGCCCTCCGACTGGTCCCACTCAGACACCTCCTGGCGCGGCCCAGTCGGAGGGTACTGAGGCTGCCAGCGCACCGCCTTGGGGGGATAGCCCCCCGGCTGAGATGGTGGTGCTGGAGCAGCCGGTCGCGAGGGTACTACCTGCGATAACTGACGTTCCCACCAACTGACACCGTCACTCATTATTTAGCCTCCAGCCAGTTCAAGCCCACGCCGATGTTGACTTCCAGGGGGACGGTCAAGACCGGATGCCCATCTAGCTGGATGTCTTCCATGGCTGCTTTGACCAAGGGTATGACTTCTTCCACCTGGCGCTCGGAGCATTCGATGACGAACTCGTCATGAACCTGGAGGGTCAAGGCCGCGTCGAAGGGGCGTAGTACCTCATTGACCGCCACCAGGGCCACCTTGGCGATGTCGGCAGCCGTGCCCTGGATGGGGTGGTTGACGGCCTGGCGTTCGGCGTAGCCTCGTTCTTTCCAGTCACTGGAGATGATCTCGGGCAGACGTCGTTTGCGCCCGTACAGGGTCTCGACGTAGCCGTGGTCCCAGCAGAAGCGTTTGATCTTGCTGCCCCAGCGTTTGACACCGGGGTAAGCCGCGTGCCAGGCGTCGTAGACCTCCGTGGCTTCGGCCAGGGAGACGCCTGACATCTGCACTACTCGGGTAGGACCGCCCTCAAAGGCGAAGTTGAAGTTGGAGTTCTTGGCAATGGCCCGCTTCTCAGGGTCCACGTCGCCCGGTGGGATCCTCCAGATGAGGCTGGCCGTCTGGGTGTGCAGGTCCAGCCCGTGGGTGTAGGCATGCACGAGCCGGGGATCTCTGGTCTGGTGGGCCAGGATGCGTAGCTCGATCTGGCTGTAGTCAGCCACGATGAGCACCTTGCCCGAAGGGGCAATGAAGAGACGACGTATCATCGTCCCCTCTGTATTTTCCCTATACCTGGCAGGGATGTTCTGGAGATTCGGCTCGGAGCACGAGAGGCGACCGGTCTTGGCTCTGGCCTGGTTGAAGCTGCCGCGGATCCGGAAATCCTTCTCGATGACGGGCAGGAATCCGGCCACATAGACGCTGAGCAGTTTGGACACGTCTTTGAGGGCCAGGATCTTGCGGGGGCCTGGGTGCCGACGAGCCAGGTGGCGCAAGCTCTCGGCGTCGGTGGAGCGCAGCCCTGTGCCGGTTAGCTTGGGGGGGTGCAGTCTCAGTTCGTCGTACAGCCACTTCCCCAGTTGCTGGGTGCTGTTCAGGTTGATGGAGTGGCCCACCATGGCGTAGATCTCCTGCTCCAGGGTGGACAGTTGTTCCTCCAGCTTGGGCCGGAGTGCTTCAAAGCCGTCCAGGTCTACGTAGGCCCCGGTATGGCGCATCTCCACGAGGACGGCCATGACCTTCATCTCCAGGTCGAAGAGAGCGGCCAGCTTCTCTTTACCCGGCTTGTGGAGAATGGGAGAGAGCTTCTTCCATAGCATCCAGGCCCACTTGGCGTCAAGCGCGGAGTACCTCGTGGCCCGTCGCCAGGACACCCGGTACGCCTCCTCTCCCAGCTTTTCGGCGTACTTGAAGCCGTGGTAGTGCTCGGTGAGTGCGCCCAGGTTGTAGCGACCCAGGTTCTCGTTGATGAGGAATGCCAGGATCATGGTGTCGCCATAGGGTGGTGGCGGGACTTCCCAGTCGTAGTACTTGGCTATGGAGAGGAGATCGAACGCTACGTTTTGGCCGATCTTTCTCTTGTCTGAGAAAAAAAGCGGCTCCAGGGTCTTAAACACCTCAGTGCGGGTTAGCTGCCTTCTCTTGTCCGGATGACCCATAGGTATGACGTCCACCCGCGCCGGGCCAGCTAGCGACAGACACCACACGGCGTTGGTCTCGGTATCTAAGGCAGGCTTGTCCTTGTCCGCAGACTGGCGACAGGTGTCGGAACAATAGATACGCCGTCTGGAGGACATGGGCCTTCCACACACTTCACAAGGACTGGCCTGTGGATCGTAACGAGATAACACCCTTGGTCCTGGGCGCTTGCGAGATCTACGGGTACCATGAGTCTCGACATCGAAGGTGAACTCTGAAAAATCCAGGTACACCTCCAGCATCTTTTTTAGATCGTCTGTGGTGGTGACGCATTTGATGGGGCCACCGCTGTGTTCACCTTGTCGGATGGGTAGGACGATGCCTTCAACTACGCGCTTTACCCAGGCTATGAACCTCTCACCGCCCCCTCTACCAGGAGGGACTTCATCCTCAGTCGGTGGAGGACTGCCCATGTACTTCCAGGCATCTATGAGCCGAAGGAAGTCCTCAATCTCCGCGTCAGTTTTGCCTCTTCCGCCCCTGCTGTTCCGGTCCATGTGTAGGCGCGCTGCGGTCAGCGGTTCGTCAGGTCTCTCAATGTGGTGTTCTTCTTCAGGATGACCTGCGTCAAGTCGGCAGGGCCAAGTGGAGATTTTCCAGATGTGTCTATCCCGGTAGTACCTAGGCTCCGGGATAGGAACATTGCACATGGGGACGGGAGTGGAGGAAGGGGACCGGGAGCTAGTCCGGTCCCCTTCCTTTCCCGACACGAGAGCGGGTGACCCCGGCACTCTCGCTCGGACCTCTATTCGTTGTAGGCGTCGGCCACTTTGCGTAGCTCTGCCCTGGAGTTGATGTCCAGGGATTCGTCGTCCAAGAGCTTGGTGTCGAACTTGGCGATGTCGTCTCGGGACAGTGGCTCAAAGTCCCAGTCCTCTCGGAGGTCTCGGACTTTGATGGGGCGAATCTGGGTACGGCGGCTGTTCTTCGGACCCTTCATGGCGGCAGCGAAGTACCGGCCACTCAGCGGTTCATCTTCAGAATACTCCTCCAGCATTTCGGTCACCGAGACACCGCACTCAAAGGTGGTGTGGATCGGGGTGTCGCCCTGGCAGTCCAGGATGTTGAAGCGGACCCTCGCCTGGGGCTTGGAATCTACCTCGTCCAGTGGGCAATCATCCTGGAGGCAGACGTAGCTTTGCTTCTGTCCACGCGGTACCCACTCGCACCAGTGCTGGAGAAATGATGCGTACGGGCCGTCCTCAAGGAACATGACGATTTTCTCTTCGTCGGCCACCTTGTACAGCTTCGTCCAAGGGGACGGGGCATTGGCCTTGGTGCGCTTGTAACCGGACCAGCCCTTGGCTACGGCCAGACCGGCGTCGTCATCGGCCTCAGAGTGTCGGCTGCGGGTAGTACGGCTGCGGGGTTCCTCCTCCGGCTCTTCACGCCGCAGGCGGCGTGGTGCGGGGTTCTCGTCGTAGTCGGCGGCTGGCCGCGGACGTACCAGTCTTCGGGGTTCGGGCATGTTGGCTCCTAGTAGTAGGCAAGGGGGCAGAGGACAGGAAGTCTTCGGCAAGGTTGGGTGAGATCTCGCTCCACTGAGCGATGGTCTCCAGTTCGTGGCGGGCTAGTTTTTCGACCTCCTTGATCAGGAGGATCTCTAGGTGATCGGTGAAGGTGGCTCGGTTCTGAGGAGCTAGTTGCGACCACTCCTCGCTGGTGAAGCCCAGGTCATGATGATCAGCTTCGGCCCCTACCTCTACATGGACCGTCTCGTAGTCCCGTACTCGCACGAGGTAGCGGATGTTCTTCATGAGCTTCATCGCCACGTCCTCCAGGCTGCCTGGACACGGGCGGCGAAGTTGGTTGTGGTCAACCACGGTGGCTTGTCGTCTAGTAGGCCCTCCTCTCTGGCGATCTGAACGATCCCCTCGATCTGTTGGCGTGTCCACAGCTTCCGCCCCGCATCACCCAGGGTGCCTGGGACCGGGCGGGTGCGGAAGCTGTTGCGTGGTAGCCAACCCTTTCGCATCCAGGCGCGAATGGTGATGGCATCACGGCCCAGGGCTTTCGCCAGTGAGCCGATGCGGAACATCTCATAGGTGCGGCCCTCGTAAGGGATCTCGATTGGCCTGGCGTCCCACGGCTCCTCGGCCTTCGCCAGCCTGCGCTCGGTGATCGTGCATTCCTTACGC